CCGCCCGGGCCCTCGGCGCCACCGCCTACACGCCTCAAAACCTCGAGGCCAGAACTTTGGGCTGGTCGGCCGCCGACCAGCAGATGGTCGAAGCCCGCCAGTACATGGCAACCCAGCTCGCCCGCATGGCCGGCGTGAACCCCGTCCTCGTCTCCGCCGCCATGGGCGCCTCCTCGTCCTACGTGTACACCAACCAGGCCGACTACCGCGCCGCCTTCCTAGACGACGTCCTAGACGCCTACCTCCAGGCCATTGAAGGCCGCCTGTCCGCCAACGACGTCACCCCGCGCGGCCAGTACCTCGAGTTCGACCGGGACGCCTTCACCCGCCTACCGCTCCTCGAACGCGTCCAGGTCATGGTCGCCGCCGTCAAATCGCAGGCCCCCGCCGCCCTCGTCAACCAGCTCGCCCACGCCCTCGACCTCGACTTCGCCCTGCCCGAAGAACCCTTACCGCCCGCCCCGGCCCCCGTCCCGCCGGCGCCGATGCTCGTCCCGCCGCCACCTCAGCCGCCGACGTCGGCGCCGGCGCCAACCCCCGGAGGCCCCTAAATGCAGATCACAACGACCGCCCCCGCCGGCGAGCTCGTCGCCGACCGGGCCCGGCGCACCATCACCGGAATGGTGGTCCCCTGGGGCTCCTACGCCCGGGTATCGACCGGCCAGAACGTCGCCTTCGCCCGCGGCAGCCTCACCCTGTCGGACCGGGCCAAGCTCGTCTTGGACCACGACCCCGCCCAACCGGTAGCGGTGTACGTCTCGTCGACCGACACGCCCGCCGGCCTCGAGGCCACATTCCGGGTTCCCGCCGGCGACCGCGGCGACGCCATCCTCGCCGAAGCCTCCGAAGGACTCCGCGACGGGCTCTCCGTCGCCGCCGACGTCGAAACCTCCGACGACGCCGCCGATGGGATGTGGGTCACCGCGGCGCGCGGCCGACACGTCGCCCTCCTCTCCGAACCGGCCTTCGACGCCGCCCGAGTCTCCGCCGTAACCGCCAACCGTCCCGCCCCCGAAAGTGAGCCCGCCATGACCGTCACCGAACCCGCGCCGATCGTGGCCGACCCGCCCGCGCCCCTACCGGCGGTGATAACCGCCGCCGGCGCCGCCGCCGCCGCCGCCCCCCCGACGCCGGCGGTCGTGCGCGACCCCTACCCTTACGCCCTCGCCCACCATCTCGGCGGCCCCTCCTTCGTGAGGGATGCTCTCGCCTCCTGGGAGGACCCCGGCTCGATCGAAGCCGACAGATGGCGCCGCGCCCAGCGGATGGCCGCCGACCCCGCCGTGATCCAGGCCGGAATCCTCCACATCGACTCCGCCCGCCACAACATCGAGGCCGCCACCGGGACCACGATCACCGACCCCGCCCTAACCCCGCCCCGGTGGATGCCGGAACGTTTCGTACCCATCCGGGCCCCCAAAGCCCCGCTGTACACCGCCCTGGCGAAATATCCGACCCCCGACTTCACGACCCTCGAGCTCCCCCGCACCCTCTCAGAGTCGTCCCTGTCGGGGCTGCCCGCCGACGAGGTGACCCCGATCGCCCCCGGCGACATCGCCACCGGCAACGACACGGTAACGATCGTCGAGGTGGAAGGCTCCTACCAGTTCTCCCGGAAACTGCTCATGGGCTCCAACCCGGCGATAGACCGCATCGCCCTGGACGCCATGAACCGGGCGTGGCTCGCCGATGTCGAGAACCGGGCCGTCAACTTTTTCCTTCTCGCCGCCAACAACAACGCCCTGGCCGCCACCTACGCCACCGGCGTCCTCTACGAGCAGGCCCTGCGCGCCGCGTTCGCCCAGATGGCCGCCGCCACCCTCTACCAGGCCACCGTCGTTGTCCCCGCCTCCAAGGAGTACATCGCCCTCGCCGGCGCCTCCGACACGACCGGACGTTCGCTACTGCCCTACCTGGGCGCCATGAACGCCGACGGCATGGCCGGCGACGCCTACACCCGCCTGTCGGTCCTCGGCGTCCCGTTGATGCCCGGCCCGTACATGAACGCCAACAAAACCTTGATCCTTGACCAGTCGATCGACTCGGCGGTCATCTTCGAAACTCCGGTCATGTCATTTCGGTTCGAGTCGACGACCGCCCCCGCCGGCGCCACGACCGAAAACGTGAAGGTCCTCCAGCTCACGAAGTATTCCGGTGTCGGGTTCTGGACTCAATACAAGGGCGGCGTCAACGTGATGACCAACACGACGCCGCTCGCCCTCGACGACCTCGTGACCGCCGAGGACGACGCGCCCGCCAACAACACCGGGTCCCGGGCCCGTAAATAGGTGGCGACCGGCTGGCCCGCCGATAACGACCTCGCCGACCGTCTCGGCCTGGGCGCCGGTGACGACGCGGCCCGAGTGTCGGCCGCCAACGCCGCCGCCGCCGCCGACGCCATAGCGGTCACCGGACTCGACGCCACCACCGGCGCCGCCGACGCCGGACAATTCGAAGCGATACTCCTCCTCGGCCAGTGGTGGTACGAAAACCGCAACCGCCCCGAAGGCCTCGACTCCTTAAACCCTGTCGCCTCCCCCTACTACCGCCGGGTAGCCCTCGGCATCCTGGCCCGCGGCCAGGTCCCCATCGCGTGAGTGTCGCCGCCGCCGCCGCCCAGCTCGTCGACGCCTTGGAGGCCGCCGGCCTACGGGTCGCAGTCCGCGACGGGGACATAACGCCGCCATGCGTGTACATCCAGATCGGCACGACCTCCGATGCCAACGGGCCCTTCGCCGGCGCCACCGGGGCGGTGTTCTACGTGTATTACATCCCCATCCGCGGCATAGACAACCTGACCGGCGACGCGGAGGCCATAGACGCCATATACGCCGCCCTCGGCCCGATCACCTGGGCGGAACTGACCGGCACCCGAACCTCGGTCACCGTAGCCAACACGTCGTGGCCCGCCTACCGTTTCGACGCCTCGATAATCGCCCTCACCGTGCCCACCGTTGCGCCCGGACCGATCATCGACACTGGCGGCGACGCCGCCGCCTGGACGACCACCGGCCCCGGGTTCTCCTCCGACCCCGCCGAAGGTAACCCGGCCCCGTCCTACGCGGTGCCCGACTCGGTAAGCGCCGGCGGTGGGATCGCCTACATCCAAACCGGAATCCTCGCCGACTACGCCGCCGATATCTGGATTCCCGCCTTTACCGGTAATGGCGTCGTCGCCGATTTCTACTTCGGCTGTGACGTCGCCGGCGTCGGCTATAACGCCCGCCTCGACAACCGCCCCGGAGGAGTGGCAGGGATTGCCGGCAGCGGGGGATGGGGTACGCCGGGCGCCCCCGACAGTGGCGGTGTCCTAACGACCGGCGGATGGCATCACCTCGAGGTGGTCGCCGATCCCACCGTTTTGACCATGATCCTCGACGGGACCACCGTCTACACCGGCGACGCCGCCGGCTACTACCCCGACGCCCGCCCGCTCGGCCCGTACATCGGTCTGGCGTCGGCCCTCGCCGTCACCCATTACGACAACATCATTATCGGCGCCACGACCAGAGAGAGGCCCGCCCATGCCCACCGTGGTTAACAAACTCCTCGGCACGATCAAACTCGGCGACGTCTCGACCGGGATGGCTATGGAAGCCCAAATATCCGACATCGGGGTACCCCAAACCGTGACCCGCGACGCGGCGGTAACCGTTTTGACCGGCGACGTCGTCCAGGCCTCGGCGACCTACTCGTGGGCGATAACCGGCCAGGCCCTTCTCGACATGTCCGACCCCTCGGGTATCTACTACTTCGTGTTAGAGCATCAGGGCGAGCAGATGCCCTTCGAGTTTCTGCCGATCGGGGCGACCGGGCCGACGATCACCGGTACATGCATTGTCGACGGGTGGGACTCCGGCGAGCTCAAAGCCGGCGCCATCGTCGTCTCCAAGTTCGCCTGGCCGGTCCAAGGTCAGGCCACCACGACCCCGCCGCCGTAATGGCCGACGACGCCATATCGGTCGACGCGCTCAACGGGCCCGCCTTTACCGCCGCCCTCGACGAGATACGCCACGACCTCGACGACCTCCGCGAACCCCTCGAGGCCACCGGCCGCCGTCTCGTCTCCGCCGCCTCCGCCGCCGCCCCCCATCTCACCGGGCGGCTCGCCGCCGCCCACCGGGCCCTTCCCGCCGGCCCCAAAACGGTACGGGTGATCGCCGACACGCCTTACGCGGCGGTGATCCATTGGGGATGGCCCGGCCATGGCATCTCCCGCCGGCCGTGGCTGGTCGCCACCTGGCTCCGTGACACCGCCCCGATGGACGCCCTCGCCGCCGGGCTGCAAAGCGGGATAGACAAGGCGGCCGCCAAAACATGACCGCCGCTGCAGGCCCTCTCGACAGTTACCGCCTCCCCTATCTCGACATGCTCGTCGTCTTGGAGGACGGCCGGCGCCTCGAGTCCCACGCCGATCAGCGCGACATGAGACGCGCCCACCTCGCCATGGTGTCCGACCCCGAACGCGACCCCCTCGGATACAACATGGCCTCGGCGTGGGCGTTCCTCAACCGGACCGGCGTTATAGACGGGATGGGCTGGAAAGACTTCGAAGCCCAAGTCACCTTTGTTGTCCCCCTCGAGGTGGAGGCGCCCGGCGGGGCGGACCCTACACGGAGGGATATGGGCTCGTGATCGCCCACCTCTCCGCCGCTACCGGTATCGCCCCTTCGGTCCTTTGGGACGAGGACCCCAAAGATTTGGCCACCCTGATATCAGTTCTCGCCGAGAGGCGCTAAACGATGGCGAAGGCCGCCACCCTCAATATCGACATCGTCGCCACCGCCGAGAAAGCCCTCGCCGCCTTCGATCAGGTGAAGGAGAAATCGACCGGGTCCTTCTCGGCGTTGAAAGTGGCGTCTGTCGCCGCCGCCGGCGCCGTCTTCGCCGGGCTCACCGAGGCGACCAAAGCCGCCGCCGAACACGAAGCCGGCGTCGCCAAACTTCAGCAGGCCTACCAGAACGCCGGTTTGGGCGCCGGCGACCTCAACAAATCCCTCGAGGAGATAGACGCCTCCTCGCGCCGCACCGGCCAGTCGACCGAGGACAACATTTCCGCCTACACCGTCCTGGTTGCCGCCACCAAGGACACGACCAAAGCCCATCAGGAGCTCGCCACCGCCCAAGATTTGGCCGCCTTCAAAGGCACCAGCGTGCAGGAGGCCGCCCTCGCCATAACCCGCGCCTCGGAGGGCAACACCCGCGCCCTGAAAGAGATGGGGATAGCGACCACCGACGCCTCCGGTAAGCAGCTTTCCGCCACCGCCCTCATGAACTCGCTGACCCAGGCGGTCCACGGCCAGGCCGACGCCTTCGGCAACACCGCCCAGGGCGAGATGGCCCGCTACCACGAAAGCCTCGACCAAACCAAAGTGGTGATCGGCGAAGCCCTCATCCCCGCCCTCAAATCGGTGTTGGATTTCCTGCAACCCATGTTCACGTGGCTGTCGAACAACACCGCCGTCCTCCAGGTCCTCGCCCCGATAATCGCTATCGCCGCCGGCGCCGTCATCGGCATAACCGTCGCCATGAAAGTGTGGACCGCCGTGCAATGGGCCTTGAATATCGCCATGGACGCCAACCCGATAGGTCTAATCATTCTCGCTATCGCCGGGCTTATCGGGATCGTGATCCTGGTCATAACCCACTGGAAAGACTTTCTTAATATCATCAACATTGTTTGGCAGGCTTTGCAGGCCGCAGGGGCGTGGATACTGGCCCACTGGCCGTACATTGTCGGCGCCCTGTTCGGACCTTTAGGTATCCTCATCGCCTGGCTGGTGCGTTCCACTAACGCCGTAAACGATCTACTCGGCGCCTTAAAAGCGATCGGCCGGGCCGTCTCCGATGCTCTCGGCTGGTTGGGCAAAATCCCGTCCTCGGCCGGCGGACTCCTGTCCAAGTTCACCGGCGGACTGCTCTCCGTGCCTGGCGGTGGCCCGGCGCCGACCCCGGTGATAATCCAGATCGCGGCGACGCCGGGATCGAACCTCCCCGAAGTGGTTTATGACGCCCTGGTCGCCTACCAGCGCCGCCATGTCCGCCCTGAGCTCGCCCCCCTCTTCGGCCGGCGGTAAACCCCGGTGGCATTCGTTTGGGACACCGGGAAATGGGATCAATCCGAGTGGGCCGGCTCGCCGCCACCCTCACAAGATTGGGGGACCGACTGGCGCTTCTGGTATCAGATCGGCACGAACTCGCCGGTCACGGAGATAAACGGGATGATCGTCGAGGCCCGCTGGACCTCCGAGAGTCACACTCTCGGCGACGGCACCCTGCGCGGCGACCTCCAACCCGGCACGGCCACGATCCGGCTGTGGGACCCAGAGCGCACCCTCGACGCCTCGCTGGCCTCCAATCAGACCGCCGCCATATTCGCCATGTACAAACCGTCGGGGGCGTGCTGGTGCTGGTTTTATGACACCTTCGCCCGGGGACTGTTCGCCCCCGGCGACCCCGCCGGCGCCGACTGCGTCTTTACCGGGCTCACCTGGCCGCTGTGGTGGACCAACCCCCGCCCCCAAACCGCGTTCGCCGCCCAAACCGTCTCCGCCCGTATCGCCGCCGTCGCCACCCAGATCGGCGCCGTGTTCGGTTCTAACTTCCCGGTCGTGAGCTCCGACGTCGCCACCCAAAACCAGCTCTGCGAGGCGACCGTCCCCGACACAACCACCGGCTTCTATCCCGGTTTTCTCCAGGTCCTACGCGACGCCGCCGCGACCGGGGTGGCCTCGCTGGTCGCCACCGCCGCACCCACCGCCGGCGCTACCGGCCACCTCGTCTTGAACTACGCCCGATGGGAAACCCTCGGCGTCGCCCGCACCATCGACCGCTCCCAGATCGTCGCCGGCCCGCCGACCACCGCCGATACGTCGTGGCCGATAAACACCGTCGAATGGGCGGCGATCGACGCCGCCGGCGCCCAAAACACCCTCGTCTACAACGACGGCTGGAACGGTGCCTACTCGATCGGCGCCCATGGTCCCGGCAGCATG